CTTGAGACTGCCGAGACCTTTCAGTTTTTCCAAACTGGAAGCGAGCTTGTCAATCTTGTCTGCCCCGGAACTATCCATGCTTTTAAGGGCGGTATCGAGATTGCGTACTTGATTTGCAACGCTTGTTAATCCGACACCGCCCCTAACTGCATTTTTGAGTTTGGACAAAGAAGCGGAAAGAGCGTCTATACCAGCGACAGCCGAGGTGGAACTCGACTGAACTTCCAATTCGAGTTGTTCGATTGTAGTAGGCATAAAACTCACTTCCTTTCTTGTAACTGCTTATTTGCCTGTACCATATACGCTTGCATATAGCGCAGACCCTTTTCAGACTTAGCCTTTTCCTTCTTGAGTTCTGCTTCCTCCACCGTCTTTTTATTGATGGGATATGCTTCCTCGACATAAGGTTGGGCTTTCGTTCCCTTTTTGGCGAAAGCACGAAGAATCGGAGACAGACGAGAAATAGCGTCATAGATGTACATACCCTGTAACCACATTTCTTGATTGACCCTCTCTTTGCGAAGCTCCTCCGCTTTGCGGTAGGACTTCACGAGAGTGGAATCTCTATCCCAGTATTGTTCTTCCGTCATGCCTATTGATAAGTAATAGGGGAACTTTGCGAGAAAAATCTCCGAATAAGAAGGGGGAGCAGAGCGATTCTCACGCTCGCTCCCCTTGTTAGCGGATTCATCTGTCAACAGCGAATCACTTACCAACTCGCTGTCCAGCTTACGTTTCCCTCGGATTCCTCGGGTTCTTCGACCAGTGCCATAATCGGCTCGTTGTACATTTCTGCCAGCTTACCGATAAGCTCCTCCTTGTTCGTCATGTGGGAGAAGATTTCGTTGATAACTTCCTTCTTCTCGAAACGATGATGTGCGAGGAACGCACCTTCAAACAGTGCCGGGAGAGTAGACATAGGCTTGTTCTCGACCTCTGCCGCAACGAAGCCCTTCTTCTCCATTTCCGTAACCGTTCTGCGAGTGAACTCAAGGACATATTCTTTATCCTTGAAAGTGAATTTCAACTGCTTTGCCATGATGATTTATCCTCCTTATTTTTCCTTACTCTGCGTCCATGCTGATAACAGTGGACGGAGCGATAGTGATAGTCATTTCGACAACCTCATTCGTGCCGCCGCCGTTAGCATAAACAGACAGAGAGCCTTTGAACTTGAACTTACCGCTGTCACCAGTAGGAGTGACGGTATCGCCAGCTTCCGTACCACCGAACCAAACGGCGAACTCCTTCTCTGTACCTTCCAGTGCTTTCAGCTTCTTGTACTCCTCGAGAGTATAGTTCGCAGTGAACTCAAGAGAATCGAGGGACTGAATACCCGGAATGTAAGTCTGCATTTTGTCAGACAGAGTAGTAGTTTCCAGCATTTCCGGCGCACCGCCGAGGTCGGGAAACTCCTTAATGTCAATCAGCTTCTCCCATGCGGAAGTGTTCTTCTGCATGAGAAAAATCTTGTAAGTGCTAATAGCCATGCTTGTTTACCTCCTATAAATAGTTTTGTTTTTAGAGACGATAGCCCTGTATCGAGCCACCATTCTGTAAACCGTTGCGTCTTCCTCGTTGGGAACAGGGTTCATAAGGGTTCGTGTGAAACCGAGTGCTTCCATCTTGGAATCAATGAGAGCGATGATTGCTTTACATTCAGTCTTCTTGCCACTCGTTTTATTAGAGTAGACATTGACCTCGTAAAGCACCTGTGCGTGGTTTTCGATACACCCGGAATCTCGAGTGTTTCGATAAACTTGATTGTCTGTCTCAATGAGAGAGACACAAGGGAAGGAAGGTGGAGACTTGACATATTCGCCAGTCATATAGATTTTCGGGTATTTCTTTCGCACCTCTGCGGACACGATACTGAATACCTCTGTCTCAATGTCAATCACCCGAACACCTCCTTTGCGATAGACTGAATATCATTGCAAACGGCGGTGATTGCAAGAGCCATCGGCATACGAGCCGGAGTACCACGAGACAGCTTCAATTCGCCATTTTCGTAGAATCCCCAAACTTCTTTCTTGCCGTTACCCTTACCGAATCCACCGATTGTCATTCCCAGTTCCGCACCGTGAGGGTGAGGGGACGAACCGGGAGAGCCATTATGATAGACACCAGCACCAAACTCAACCCACACAGCGTCTTCACCACTTGCGACAACGACAGTAACCGACCCTCGATTGTCAACCGACACATCGACTTGTGCGTATCGTGGAGAAGTTTGCCCTCCTTTGAGAATAAGCTCGTCAACGATTGCACCGCTGAATCCGCTTTTCGCTTCATCAGCCAGCCGCTCGGCTACTTCCTCTCGGAGGAGTTCTGTTTTTCTAAGGATTTCTTGTTTGTAATCAGCCAGCTCTTTCATAGCTCGGTTGATTTCACTCGTTGACAATCCGAATGAGATAACTTTTCTACCCACTGACAGTCACCTTGCTTATCGCAACCGATACGCTGTTCAAGCTCTTGGCTACCTTCTTGACGATATAATCGTGAGGAGTAATGACCTCACCATCATCGTTCGTAACCAAAGCCCCGGTTTCATCAACCTGTGGCGTTTTATCGACCCATAGCACTGTGTACTCGTCAATAGGGGGAGCGTCCGTCCCCATGACAATTACCTTGTCATAGCTCTCGCTTTCTCCAAACTGTCGGGTGCTTGTTTCACCCTTGGCGGCAGAGATATTAGCGGAGAACTCTACCGGGTTGTCTCGAATGATTTCATATTCCCCTGTAACATTTCCGTATTCGTCCGTCTTAGGGACTTTCTCTTTGTACAGAGCGTAGAAGAATTTGCTCTTGTTTCGTTCCATCATTCTCATTTAATCACCCCCACATGAGGAGTAACCACCTTGAGCATTGAGGAAGGAATATCAGCATTTTCATAGCTTCGGGAGATACCGTTCTCGGAATGAGAGGTCTGACCCTCCGCACCACGCTTGTTCAGCATATAAGCGGCAATCTCGCATTGGAGAGTGTCATACTGTGCCGGAACTTCCGTTACGCTGGAATCATACGGATATGCTCGATTGATGATTTTACGACCAGCCAGTTTGAGATAGGTGGACAGCACTTCGTCACTGTCCGAACCACCGACCATCGCTTTGAGAGCAATCAGCTTTTCTTCCTCGGTCATGTTGTCCACCTCCTTTACTTAGGCAATCTCGTAGAAACCTTCGGTCTTCGGGTTGGTCTTAGGCTTACCAACGATGTAGCCGTTGTCGGTCTTAGCGTAGTAAACCTTGCCCTCGGAAACCGTAGTGTCCGCAGTGGCAGTAGCAGTACCCTTGAAAATCTTGACTGCCTTGGTAGCGTCAGTCAGAGCCGCAAGGTAATACTTACGAGACCAAATAGTGTTCTGACGAATATCGCCGTTACGGTCAGTCTCAACCTCGACACCCTTCTTATTGAAGATGGTAACTGCCTGTCGAGTAGCAACCACGATAGTACCCTTCGTAGCGTCCTTCTTGGTGTAGATGTTCACGCCGCCAACAGTACCGATGTAGCCAGCACGAGCGAACGCTTCCACATACTTGAGGTCTTCTGCGAGGTTCTTACGAAGCTCGGCAGTATCGCCCGGGTGTACGAAAGCGAAAGTCTGCGGAGCAACCTTCTCCGGCTGATTGTCAGTGCTTTCGATGTTCAGATTGGCAACAGCGTCCACAAATGCGGCGAAGTCAATCTTCGCAGTAGGAACGACCATAGTAGCCTTCTTGAACTCGCCGTACACATCGCCGTTTACGGTATTGAACATATCAGTACCCATGTGACGAGTGCCGACAGGAACGAGCATAGGGTCAGTCATTTCCTGTTCGTCATAATACTGGAACTTGTTCTGTGCGAGCTGAATCTCGTACTCCTCCGGGGTGAAAGAAACCTCAATGCTCTTGGTGTTACCTTCGCCCATTTTCAGCTTCTCCGTACCAGCGGTAGCCTTGTAGACGTTAATCTTGCGCTTCATACCAGCAGTACCCACGAGAGAGTTATCAACAGTACAGAACTGCTGTAAATCGAGGTGGGAATTGAACTGGTCTTCTACCTCGTTGGAGAGATAGAAATTGTCATAAATCTTATGAGCCATTACTCATTACCTCCTGTATCGTTATTGGTGTAGAGGGCTTTGTAGTCCTCGGGATTCTTCACAGAATAGTCATAACGCTCCTGTGGAGACATTTTGCGGAGCTTCTCAAGGGTCATTGTCTTGGAATCTCCGTCCGGGGTCGGTTTCGGTGTATCTTTAAGGGCTTCCGCACGAACCTTCTTCTCGACATTCTCAAGATGTTTCTTCTGATTGGCGAAGACCTTCTCGGTATCACCATCAGCCATTGCTTCTGCGGTAGCGTCAGCCAGCTTCTCCTCGTAACCCATGCCGAGCAACTTTGCCTTGAACTTGGAAACTTCGCTTTCACGGAGCAGTTTGTCGTACTTGGACTGTAACTCCTCACGTTCCTCCTGTTCCTTCTGCTTTTTCTGCTCGTCCTCGGTGAGCTTTTCATTCAGCTCCTTCTTCTTAGCCGCAAGCTCGGAAGCTGTCTTATCGAAAATATCCTTCTTTACATATCCGCTGTAATCGGGGTCTTCTGTCTCGAACGCTTCAAGAGCGGCAATTTTCTGTTCCGGGGTCATGTCGGCATAGCCGTCAATCTTGCTAATGTCAATTTTTGCCATGTTGAAATCCTCCTGTCTTTTAATGTCTTCTGTGACAATGTTTGCGGTTTAAGTCTTCTCTGACTATTGCGATTTAAGGCTTCTCTGCCTATATTCACAGCGGCTTACCGCTTAAATATCGTTATTGTCCGGGTCATTATCATCGTCCCCGGAATCATCGGGAGTGGTCTTCTTAGCCAGTTCAGCGGCTTTCTCCTGTTGCTCCTCGTAATACTTCATGCTCATGGTGTAAGCAGATTCAGCGTCAGAGAACATTCCACTATGCTGGAACGCCAACTGTGGGTGAATCTTAGGCTCTTGGAGCATGGAGATAAGGACTTGAGATTTACTCTGAATGGCTTCGTAGTTACGGCGAGTAAACTTCATATCAATATCACTCAACTTGAGCGTGAGACCGCCGAGGTCTCGACAGATACGAAGAACCAGCTTGAGCATTTTCTTTTCTGCTCGCTTGTAGACATTCTCACTGTCCTTTGCTCGAGCTTCTGCGTCAGACCAACCATCACGGAGCAACACGGCAGAACCAGTGTCACTCGTGGAAGAACCACCGTTACGGTTTGGCATACCGCAGATAGTTAGCATTGCGTTGTAGTAATCGTCCTTGAGGGTCTGCGATTGTGTCTGATTCAGCTCTGTGGTGACTACACCTACATCGGCGGCTTGTCCGTCAACGGACTTCACCTTGATTGCGCCGAGCTGTAAGAACTCCTCGTATTCCTCCTTGGTAATGTCGCAGTTAATGAACTTAATAAAAGCCTGTACCAACTGCTCCATACCGTCCATACGGTTACTTTCCACATTGTTGATTGCGTCCAGTAGAGGAAGCACAATCTCAAAAGAACCGAGACGAGCATTGTTTCCCGGGTACTCGATAATCGGAATCATGTCGAGGGCATGAGGTTTGGATTCCACCAAAATGTCTCCGTCCACGAGGTAATAGCGATTCTCGGTGTAAATCGAGTAGTGGAAAATCTCGTTATCGTCCTTGCTGTACTTAACCGCCATCAGCGGCTTGTTACCGATTTCGTTTGAATACACAACGAAGGTGTCTCTCGGGTCGAGAGTGTAAAGCTCAAAAGGAGCTTCGTCTTCCTCACCCGGTTCATCGGGAAGGACAAGACGGAACGCTGTACCACAAATCATCTGCCACTCAACAAGCTCTTGGTCTTGAGCGGCTTTGTCCTCTGCGAACATATACTCGTTGAGGGTGTTAATCTGCTTTACGATTTCCTCGCCACCATTACGGCTGACGTACTGAATCGGCTCGCCACACAGATACCCAACCTTAAAGGACACGATTTCGTTTGCACGATTTTCGGTAATCTTATTGCAGATTTCGGGGCGAACGTCTTTGACACGGTTTCTGATTGGCTGGTCTCCACGGTAATACTTCCACAGGTAGTCAATCTCACTGCGGTTCAACTCGTGAGTAGCGAGAGCCTTACGGAGAACATCGACCACGTTTTCGTCCGTGATTTCTGTTACGCTGGTCTTGATAATGCGCCGACCGCTCATAAATCGTGTCTGACTTAGATACTTCGGCTTGCTCTCGTCAATTTGATGTGCCACGTTCCTTCCTCCTTTCTGCATACAAAAAATGGGTGCATGACTGCTTGAGGTCTAAATTACCTCGTGCAATCATGCACCCATTTATCTCTAAAATTTGAGTGAGCATAAATTACTCACTATTACGCTTTACATTGTAACACACTATATAGTGTATGTCAACACCATAGTGCATACAATATGTTGATAATTGTGTGGAAAGTGTGGATAAGTAACACTTCTTGTGTTACCACGGTCTCTGAAAGATTTCAACTTTTGCGCCGGACAGGCTTTGTGCGAACTCTGCCAGCATAGCCATACCATCGGGAACATCATCGTGCTTGTTTTTACCAGCCACAGTGTAAGAGCCAAGCATATCCATCATACGACCGTAATCACTCTGACGTTTATACAGGCTATCGTCTTTGAACAGGCAGTGTTCCTTGACCCACGCACTGTTGACGATGATTTTTGTCTCCTTATTGGCAGTAGTGAACTTGGTCGTAATGCGAGTAATACCGCCACGCTTCTTGACCTCATTCTGTACCTTCTCTGCAACACGACCACCAGCGGAATTGCTCTCAAAGCGGCACATTTTGACCTTACAGCGAAGCAGTATGTCCACCAATCGAGCGTCAACGATGTTCGGTAAGCTGTTATCGCAGACACAATCGTCAATGTAGTAGTCATTGCCGTACACATACGCCGCCGGGAGGAAAGCGTAGTCAGAACCCTTGTCCTTAGTATCGCAGATACCGATAATAGCGTCCGGGTCTTCTGCTGGAAGCTCAAAATATCGGCGCAGTTCGTCCACATCGTAGAGCAGACCCTCACGCTCGATAGGCTGATTCATAAATAGAGCCTTGAAAGACGCTTCATCAAGATTGTTCCTCATATCCTCGAAATAGTGGCGGCTGAATCCGACACCGTAGGTGTAATTGAAATTACTTTCACCGTCTGCGTCCAGTGCCGGAAGAACAATGAACTTCGCTCGGGAATCACCGCCATACTGATTCTCCAATCGACCGATAACATCGTGGACAGACCATCGGGTAGCGATATGGATTTCCTTCGCACCTTCCTTTTTTCGAGATTTAAGGTCATTGGTGTAAGCACTCCATAGCTTATCCAATCGCTCCTTGCTCATAGCTTCCTCGATGCCGGAACACAAGTCATCGGCGTAGAGGATTTTGTCACATCGGGTAGCACCAGTCAATGAAGCATTGATTGCTCGACAGGTCAGAGTAGAGAATCGGTGCTTCTTGTGAAGGTCAATGGTTTCCTCCTTGGAGTTCGTTGCCGCCATCTTTACTCCCGGGAACACATCAGCCCACAGGTACTCGCTGTCGGTGATAATCTGATACACACCATCATAGAAGGAGCGTGTCAGCATACCCGAGTGAGCAGAAGCAAGGGACTGTGAATCCGGGAATCGACCCATGACCCACGACAGGAAGAAGATACCGAGAGTGGACTTACCAGTACCGGGCGGCATGGAAATCGTAAGTAAGTCCAGCCTATCGTCAATCAAATCTTGCATTGCCTGTACGACAGGGTGCATGACCTCACGGCGAGGGACATAGAACTTCTTGTCCGGCTCACGTTCCCATTCAACATAGAGCAGATAGCTTTCAAAATCAAAAGGAGCGGCGGCAAGCAGAACCTTTTTGTGAAGCATGAACAGGGAGCGAAGCTCCTTGTCTGTTTCAGACTGTGGAATCCGATTCTCGATAATGTCCGACAGCTTTTTCAAATATTCCACGGATAGGGGAATGTCTGTCTTCTGTGTCTCGAGACAGATATGGTATAAATCCTCATAGGCTCTGACCCCTTCCGGGGTCTTTTTGATTTGCCCGAGAATTTTTTCAAGTAACTCTTTCATAAATACCTCCAAACAAAAAGAGAGTGCGTCACCGTTCAGAGAATTAAATCTCTGTGCGATAACGCACCCTCGTCATTAAAATCTTTTTCTTCGTTTTCGTTTCCCTCGGTGGTGAGACTGCTCATTCATTTTCACAATCTCATAGAGTACCGCAAAGGGAAATATCAATATTGCCAGCACCCACATAGGCTCATTCCTCCGTCAATGGGATTTCGACCTTCTCGCCGCCGGACAGCTCCACCGATACGGTAGAATCATCGTCAAGCTCGAATAGCCACACCACATCAGCGGTCGTGCCGCTCTGTACGCTGGAATCGCACTGCACATAACCGTTGGTTCTGTCACCTGTCGGGACAAGCGGTGACAATTCGACACCGTTCTGAAATGCTTTGACCGACACTTCATCAGCCGGGACAGCAGTTTCGGAGCTGTCGTTGGTGTACTGCGTATAGACAGCCACACAATCGTACTGCTCGAGAACAGTGAGTTTTTCTCCGCTGACATACGAGACCTTGTGTTGTGGTTCAGCTCCACACCCGGAGACCGCCAGCATAAGCACTCCGGCAAGCATAATAGATAGCATTTTCTTCATTTCTACACCTCCAATGGGAGAATCGGGGAGTGTACGCCCTGTACCCAGCCCATGTCTCCATATTTGTACTTACCCTCATAGAAGGGGCGATTAGATAGGATTCCTCGGATGGTGGACGGCTGAAATCTCTTGCCTTTTCGGGTTCGATACCCACCATCATATAGAATCTCGCAAATGTCCAGCAAAGAGGTGTGGTTCTCGTCATGCTCTCGGAATACCGTCTCCACGATAGGGCGTTCTTCCGGGTTTTGCATGAGCATACCGTCCACGCAGTAATAACCATACGGCTTATTGCCGCCGGAATACCCACCACATTGAGCCTTGAGAGACCGTCCACGCCCGGTACGCAGAGCGATGTTCTTTCGCTCCTGTTCCGCAACGAACATCAGCAGAGAGCGGTAGATGTTGGCGAAATCGTCACCTTCCGAGAAATGCTCCTCGGTAGAGAGCAGTTTCACATTCCGCTTCTCGAGCGTGTAGAAGTAATAGAAATACAATTTTGTGTCACGAGCAACACGGTCATTCTTGAACACAATCACAGCTTCATGTGCCGGAAGCTTGTCTGCATTGTAGAGAATCTTGTCCAGTTCCGGGCGGTTGTCCTTCGCACCGCTGATTGTATCGGTCAGCCAGCACACGATTTCAAAATCATTTCTGTCGGCATAATCTGAAATCGCCTGTTTCTGTACCTCGATACCGTATTTATCGTCCGCAGACTGTTCCTCCGTAGATACACGGATATAACCAATCGCTTTCACGAGATATTCACCTCCTTAAGTAGTAAAAGTAGTAGAAAATCAAAAATTGCGGTAACTTTTGCTATATATGCGTGTACTAAGAGGAAGTTACACGCAAAATGCTGTTTTCATCTACTTTAACTACTTCAATCCTTCTTTTCGTAGGTGAGAACGATGTTATAACCGAGAGCGTCCATCATTTTCACGAAGGTATCGTTCACGATTCCACCATTCTTCTTGAGAACTCGGTTGATGTACTGTCCAGTAGTGCCGATTTCTTCACCCAACTGCTGTTGTGTCTTCCCAGCTTCGAGGAGCTTCACCTTTACATCAACTTCAATGTTATTCTTAACCATGTTTTGACCTCCTATATGTTGTTTGTGATACGAGTATAGCACGAGAAAGGGAGATTGTCAACACTGATAGGATAAGAAATTATCTTTTATAGGGTCTTTTTATTTTTTGAGAATATTCAGCGTACTCCCTCGCCCGGTTTCGCCCCTTGTCAATCCCCCCGGGGGGTGTACCCACAAGCCCCGAAAACGCCGCCACAAGCCCCGGAAACGGTAAACCCATATAAACACATACACCCACGAACAAAAGCCCCGGGAAACGCCCCACAACGCCCCACAACGCAAGCCGGACACAACGACACAAACAACCGAACAACCCACGCCGCCGGACACGACGAACGCCGGACACAATGCACCCACACCCACGAACGACACAAGCCCGGGACACGTTCACAAGCGTTCAAGGCTTGCCACGCATACCCGGGCGGCTATTCTTGATTATGTTTTACGTTTACCGGGTGGAGGTACACGCACAAAAAAAGCCCCGGCATATAACCGGGGCTGTAAAATCATTTATTCATTTTTAATAAATCAGCTAACACAACGAACGGAAAAATTAAAATACATAAAATTATCAAATGTTTATACCTCCGTTCCGAATTTTTCAATATTTACCGGGTTTTCTAAATTGATAAATTGAATATCATACCAACGCCGCCCGAATTGCTCATAATGACCACAATAGAAATTATTATTTTTTAGTATGTTCAATACTGATTTATACATTGTTTGAAACGTGCGTTTTTCGCATGGGTGTTTTACGCTTGTTTCATCGTATGCAACCAACGGAATTAAAACCCCTTTATGATTGACCGTTAAATTATAAAGCGTATTATCTTTATAAATAACCGTTGCGGACACTTTACGCATAATATAACCCCCTTTACAGAACGCAAAAGCGTTTATAACTTGTTTCCCGGCTGTATTCGGTGAACAAATCCGGGTATTCTTTCTTGAATCCGCTTGAATCAAAACGACTTGAAACAACTGTTTTATTAGTGGCTTTTGCCGCCCCTTCAACGTGCGTTTCATCGTTTCCCATGATTGCAAGAATATCCGATTTTATAGAATCGTTCATAGCTTGCAATTCTTCAATTAAACGTTTGTTTTCCCGGTACTCATTGCATAAACTTTCAAATCTTTTCATTTTTACACCCTCCATTCGTTTATAATTTCTCTATCGGTTGTATCCGGGATTCTTGCATATAAGCGCAACCAACGCCCGGCGGCTAACGTTTCTTCAATATCATTAAAATTGATAATATACACTAAATCGGAATAGCAATTATAAATCATTGCACCCATTGCATAATTGCCTATACAAAATTCATCACCGACAAAATAACAATCTAATTCGTCAAGTGTCCAGCTTAAAACCTCTATAGCGGACACAATGCCGCTTTTCAGCTTTTCCCGGTATTCAACCGGGAAACGAATTGACAGGTTACCATTTTGAAATTCTTTAATGTTTTCATGTACTCTTTTCATAGCGTTCACCCTCCATTAAAAAGCGAATACAATATAATTTCCGTTCGGAACGTGCAAAACCGTTGTTTCATCTTCAAGGCGTTCAACCAACGCCGTTATATATTCCGTTTCATCAAATTCATTTTCTTCAATGTCATTATCTTCCTTGTATTCTTCAACCGGGTATTTATACCCATAATCACTAATTAAACTATCAAACGAACAAGCGGCATTTTCACCGTATTCCGTGCAATCACAACAAATTGCAATAGGGTCAAATTCCATTTCCGGGTCAATTTCATCATAATAATCAAGTAATGTTTCCAGCCCGGAAAAGCTATAATAATCACGGTCATAATTCACAAACATTTCTTTCATCATTCCAGCGTCAACGGTCATTTTCATTTTGAATACCTCCATATAATCTTATTTGTGTTGTTTCTTGTCTTGCCTTGACTATACAATAACACTTTCAAGATTATTCGTCAATACTTTTCAGATAAAAATTTATCTTTTTCGTGTTGTCGGTTTATCTTGTTTGTGTTGTTATTGTTATTCTAATTCTTATTATACGAATTGTCAATACCTAAATTCTAAATTTACGAATTGCACCGGGCGCAAAATTCGCATTATATAGAAGGAACGCCGCCGGGCACGTTCACCCACGCCGCCCGGGGTGCATTTTGCTTCAATACACTAAAGAGGTAAAGAGGTGAGTGCCGTGTCCGGCTGATTTTCTGAAAATTTCCGTGAATTTTTGCATAGAAAAAGCCCCGGAAAATCCCGGGGCAGTTTCATAGTCGAAAGTCGAAAGTCGATAGTCGCTCGGCTGATAGTCGGAAAGTCGGAGCGTGGGCGAAAGTCGCTTAGTCGCTCGTGTCCTCGTCAGAGTTGCTTGCTGAAAGTCGCTTCTGCTGGTCGCTTGCAATATAGCGTTCTCTGATTTCATCAGCGGAATAGTCGCTGTCGTTCTGCTGGTTCGGTGTGAGAACGTACTCGGTTTTGTCTTGGTAGCCATAGTTGTTCTTGCCGAGGAAGATACCAGCTACCGGGTTGACCTTGCCACTTTGCATATAGTTTTCCCACAAATTTTCGAGCAAAAAGTACGCCTTTTTTATTACGACCGCCACCTCCGGCGGCAACGCTGTCTTATATCCCGAACCTCCTGTCGCAACATCATGTGTAATCGCATAAAGCCACTGTCTGTTGTGTCCGTTCAATGCAATCGCCATACCAACAACCGTAGGTTTCATGTCATACTGTGCATACAAAGCAAAATAGTCGGAAAGTCGCTGTTGCACCTCCAACGGATTCTCCATGTCAATGTCCGGCATATTCATCAACGCCATATTGACGGAGAGGAACTTCGTGTTATCACCAGCTTCAAGCCCCGGAGCGATGTTTTCCGGCTTCAACCAGTTATTACCTCCTCGGGGCTTACCTTTCTTCTTAGGCTTTGTCTCTTTCTTTCCAGTAGTCGCAACGGCTTTCGTTCCGACATTCTCCTCGCTGGAAACAGTCTCCTTAGTCGCAACAGTCTCCTCGGAACTGTCTGCTAACAGTTTATCTATATCCATTTCAGTCTCCTTTCTTCTTATTCTTATTGCAGTAGTAGAAGTAGTTGAAAATCGGTTTTTGCGTATAACTTCTATATATAGGGATTTTTCTATATAGAGGAAGTTACACGCAATACCTTGAGAACAGCTACTTTAACTACTGTAATAATAAGAATAACTCGTTCTTATGAAAAGATTGCTTTTCAATCCTTTTCGGATAGTTTGGTAAATGTCGTTTTTGATAAGTACTTATCCGTTTTGTGTTAAATGAAGTTTTTGCTCTCGTAGTAGTCAATCACTCGCTTAACCTCAACCGATTTCAGCACAACGATTCTGTAATCTTTGCCGCACTTCCTCTTAACCCAAAAGTCGTGTGCGGCTTCTGCGATAGAGCTGTAAGTGAGCATTTTCGTGTTGCTGGTACGCTGGTGAGGAGGGCGGTATCGGTAGTCTGTGCCATACAAAAACTTCCCGGTCTTAATGTTCTGAATCGCAAACATCGTCTACCTCCTTATCAGTACCCCCGAACGCTTCTTTGATACATCTGCCGAACTCTTTAAGAGCTACACCAGCAGAGTAAGCGGCAAAGTCGAAGGTCTTCTCAATCTCGGGGTAACGACTGCGGACGTATTCAGCAAGTATGTCGTTTCGTGTCTTCATTTCCCAACTCCTCCTCGAGAATCTTTTCAAGCTCCCTCGTGCCGACAGCTTTCATGTAGGTGTGCGGAGCTTTGACGGTAGATACCTTGATTGCACTCTCCTCGATACGAGCCTTGAGACGTTCCAGCAGAGAAGCGTTCTCCACCTTGACACCATGATTGAAAAGTCGTATCTCGTCCTTCTTGAGCCATTTTTGCCACTTACCACAAGCGGAGCAGTAAAGCCCGGTCTGATTGCCGTGTTCCTCGGTGAAGAACTCCTTGCCGCCGCATTTGCAAACCATATTCATAACAGTGTCCTCCTTTACAGCTCGTAGTAAGATTTTACCGACTTGCCGATTTCTACCGACAGCTTTGCGGCAATGACACGAGCGTGTTCGTACTGGGCTTTCACACCAGTTTTGTAAGTACCTTCCCATTTCTTACCCGAGTGCTTTGCGGCTTCCCGGATATTGTTGTCGTTGTCCATGAGAAGGTCGGCTTGGTACAGGTTCAAAAGCCGTACCAACTCCTGTTTTTCTGCTAACTGCATTACGATTCCTCCTTCAAGTCTTCCTTGAGAAGAAGCAGAAGCTCCTTCAAATCAGCGATGGTGAATCCTTCCTTGTTACAGGTGTTGGTTCGTCCCAAATGCTTATACCAGTTGATAATTGTGCCGCTGTCACGATGAATGATATAGAACTCGTCTTCCCAGCGATAGAGAAGGAAGTTCTCGGTGTTCTGTGGATAACCACACATTACATCAATGTCAATGATTTCATCATCGGTGAAAACTTCTCCGAACACTTTACAGAAATCATCTCTGTCAAAGTGATACTGCGGAAGGGTTTCGAGATATTTGCTCATTACAGCACCTCCTTCAATTTCAGACCACAATAGGTTGCATAGCCGCTCGAGGTCGATTTCCTGTCAAACCATTCCGGGTGACGCTCCATTTCAGAATTGAACTTACGAGCCGACAAGATATAAGCACCCTCGGACTTCGCCCAAATCTTGAAAGCGTTGTATAGGTCTTTTGCCTTGATAACGGTCGGTGAGTTTTCCTCCGGGACACGCTCACAGCGGTTCTCGAGAAACTGCAATACGAGGTCATTATCACGCTCGTACTTGGTGACAACCGATTTCAGACTGCCGCTCATTGCAAGTCCACGTTCCTTATAGTGGATATACCCACGCACCAGCCACATGAAAATGCCGCTCATGCTGGACTGCTCACACAGCTCGTCCTTGAGGTGAGTGTCCTGTTCCTCCGGGGAGAAGTGGCGGTTGAACTCTACCACCTTGATACGTTCGGAAGCGAACAGGGACTTGTCTGTCACCATCGGAAGGTCGTTACAGGAAAGCCATAACGTAAATTGCGGTTTGAATGTGATTGCCGACTGATACAGCGCACGAGCGGAGATTTCCTCACCACCTGTAAGCTGTTTGATTTTCTCCTCGTCCAGCTTGCCGTATTCGTTGCTCTCGGACATTGTGACGAAGCGTTTGCCCTTCAACCCGGCAAGGGTAGGACTTGCGGCTTCTGCGTCCTTCTGACGGTCTCCACGGCAAATCATACCGACCGGGGCAACCTTGGCATAGTCACCGAGCATGGTCTCGATGGTGTTGAGCAGAGTAGACTTACCGTTACGAGTGGTCTTACCGTGGAGAATGAACATACACTCCTCGTTGCTCATACCCAGCATGGAATAACCCAAAGCTCTTTGAAGGAAGTCTGCCTTGTCCTCGTCATTTTGTGTAACCTCTTTAATGAACTTCTCCCAGCGTTTACACTTAACCGTCTTGGAGATAGTGTGGCTAAATGCTGTCTGCATGGTGAGAAAATCGTCCCAGCTATGTTCCCGGAAGGAGAAGTCTCGAAGGTCGTATGTACCATTGAGACAGTTAATGAGATAAGGGTCTGCGTCAAACTGCACAGCAGAGATACGAAGCTCACCTGTTGCGTCCTTGAGGATTCTGTCTCGCATACGCCTGTCACCCATCTTATTGACGAACCCGGTGTAGGACTTTCGGGTATCATCGTCCTCGATTTCTCCGCAGTAGAGAATCATCAAACGAACGAAATCTTTAATCTTCTCGGACACGAGAATTGCTCCCTCGTCCTTACGCCATGCTCCCTCGTGATAGGTGTACCAGCTTTTGTGTTCCGGGCAGTAGCGAGCTTCATGAGAGTAGAGCAAACCAAACAGGTTTGCCATACCCATTTCAGACCACTCAAACCCGGAGCTGGTCTCGTCTGCTTTCTCGGGGTGATACTGCTTAATCAGATACATCTTCGAGGATAAGTCCTCGTCCATAATGACACGACCGTTGCGTGTCTCGAAAAGCTCTTGCATTATTTATCACCTCGCCATTACCTTATTGAGAAGGTCTTCGTAGAGGTGCTTGTAAAGATTCCTCTCGACCGTTACAGAGTTGTCAACAGGCTCACCATCGACCATAGGAGCGGCGATACCGAGTGAGCAGAGGATTCCAGCATTAACACCCTCCATTTCCTTATCGGTACAGGTACGGACGAAATCGCCCAGCCTGTCCTTATTGACCGTGTAGATAGTCTCACACAGAGCGGTCGAAGGAATCTTGCACAGCACCTCTGCATGAGTAGGCATGAGACGCTTTTCCTTTGTGGTGAGATAGACCACCTCGACAACATCTGCGTGTTCATTCAATTTATCAGAGGAGACAACGATTGCTGGTCTCCCCTCTGTATTACTCTGGTCTGTGGCGTAGCACTTGGAGTTGGAAATGTAGAAAATATCTCCTCGCTTCGCCGGGACGCTCTTATTCATGTAATATGCCATTATTTCTTACCTCCCATAACTGCGATTGCACATTTCTGTTTGTCCTCCAACCACCACGAACACTGCTCGGTTACGCAGAAAACAGGCTGTGTGCCAATTTTCACGGTGTTATTCTCGTCTACGACAGTGTTAGTCGTGAGGAGAGGACAGATTTTGTTCTGTTCCATTTTCTGATAACCTCCTATATTTTCCGCAGTAACACTTTGAGGATTTGCACCTCAAAGCGTAGCGGCATTGATTATGTAGAGGGCAAGCGTGGCAGACACATCTTTTCTTACAGTTTTCACATCTTGTCTGCACGACATTCACCTCCGTTCTTTATTGAACTCGCCCCACAAGGGGGCGAGATTTTAGGATA